TTGTGCTGGTTCAATACTAATTCAGTCAATGAATAATCATGAGTACTTCTCATGGTTCACTGACAACCGGATCATTCCGTATTAGTACTGGATCAAGCTCATCATAAAGACGAGGAACCTTGGCGATAAGTAATGAAAGAAAGACCTTCTTTATGTCTCCCTCACAATGAAAGACACTGGTTTTTGCCTTCTTATTCAACCCTAACACATCGAAATTAAACTTCAAATTTTGAATTTGTTTCCTAATTCTGTGAACACCTCTTTCTCCTGAGAGTCCATACTCGTCATCTACAGCTTCTATTGTAACATTGTTCCAATATTCAGCAAAAGTAGTTGACATTACAGGACTCAACCGGTATTTCAAATACGACAATTCTTTTAAAATTTTGTCGTAATCGATATCAAAACATGTTGTGCCATTGCAAAAATGCTGTTTACCCGTGGGAACTTCCCATAGGTGATCAGATTTCTTCCTAGGAAGAAGTCGCATTAAAGCTTGTGCTTGACATACTTTTGATGTTAAACCGGTTGGATGATAAGTTTCATAGAATCTTGTAAACTTATAAAATTTTTGAAGTCCAAATAAGACACTCGGACGATCTATGGATCTTGTTGTCCTCTTAAGTATCGATTTATTCAATTTAACAATCATTCCTTTAGGGAATTGAGTGTCGAGTAAATTCGATATTTTAGATAAGTGCAGGCCTTGAGTAGATTTGAATCCCGAAACTCGGGATGCCTCTGTTGTACCACGAAGATACAATCGAGAATCAAATGTACAAAAGTCTGAACTAAGATAACATTTTCCAGGAGATAATCCGAATCCAACTTTTTCTGCAAGCGAAACCCAGTTATTGTAGTCTTCTCTGTTATCTAAAGTCATTACGACATCGTCGCCATGAATTAAGATTTCATTTGTATCTAGTGTACGGTTTGTAGCTTTTAAACAAATAAAAGCATTAACCCAACACAAAATAGGAAATGATAAGAGAGACCCCATTAACTGACCGTTTTGTTGGAGAATTGGTTGAATATTTGTCCATTTTGGATATTCGATGATGTGCCGACCACCCTCAATTTCTACCACCTTGGATAGGAATTGCTCACCAACCATGAGTAATTCTTGCGAAATTACATTCATAGCTGCTTGAGACATGTAATAATTTAAACCATCGGTTGCATTGCTGTAATCTCCTGACAAAACTTCTTTATCCGAATTAATAATGCTATTTGCATCATAGTTAGGATCAAAGTTTGGTCGGAACAACGGGTAATCCTTTAATCCTTCAAACAATGACTTTTGTAGTCGTTTGAGGACATGACAGTATGGGTGAGGCTTAGTTATCATTCGAACTTTTAACGGTTCGGGAATAGCATAGGCTGAAACCACATTCAAATCATGAGGAATTTC